TTTCGCGGACTTTAGTCTTCATCCGGGCGTTGCCCGGGTGTCCCGAATTCCTCTTGAAGATCGGCAATGATTGGGAGCGCGACGCACCTACATTGGAAGTCTTCTCCGGGGTTACCGGGCTCCGGCGGTGCGCCCCAATCAAACGTTTTGCCATCTAGTTCCGCGTGCGTATCCCTGACGCGCTCGTCTCCGCTAGTGCTCCAAACGTAAGACGTCACGCCGGCCGCTTGCTGGCGGGAGCGGTTGATCGCTCCGTTCAACTTCAGCGTTTGATCGCGTGCGATTAGCTCCGCTCTAGATTCCCAAACGTCGCCAGTCTCGAGAAGCTTATCCCGCAAGTCTTCCCAACGAAGCCCGGCCGTAACGCTAGGATCGTTGAACATGTCCCGCACCGCACCTGCGTAGCTCCGGGCGGCGTTCTCTACTAGCTTGATCGAATTGTCCCGTGCGATGTGCGCTTCCGCCTGAACGTTGCCGGGGAGCTTGTCAAAGCCAATCGGCATGATCTCCCGCATAGCTTTATTGTAATTGGCGTTTAGCTTTGCGGCCATTTCCGAATGCGATGCGGAAACCTTTGGCGCCACTTGCGGCATGATTGCGCCCATAACGCGATCAACGTCCACTGCCGCTTTTCCACTCGCCGGCGTTGTCGGTCCTTTGCCTTTCGCATCCGTTGTGATCGCCCGCATTGCCGGCTCTAGATACGAAATCATGACGTCTTGAATCCCGCTCATGATCCCACGGAGCGCTCGCACGTATCGGCGTTCGATCAACACAAGCCCACTGGCGAGCGCTACGCGCGCACGTAGCGCCGCCCGGCGCTCCTCCGACGAGAGCCGCTTACGGCTTGGCATCATCGGCCCCGTTGGGTTTCACAGTGGCCGATGCGTCGGCGCTCTTCCCGCTTTCGGCGTTGGCCGCGGCCGCTAGAATGATCGCGTGTTTCGCTTTGAATTCTGGCAGGGTTAGATTCCCGTCCGGGCCGGGTAGCGGGGGCAATCCCTGCGATGCGCGTGCTTCGTTAACGGTTACGATCGTTGCGATATCCGAAGCCGTCAATTGGAGCTTCGGGCCAGCGCTCTCCACGGGTGCGGCCGTCTCGGTGCCGGGTGCAGCATTGGGATCCGTAAACGTCGTTTTTGCTTCCAACTCCGCTTGGAGCGCTTCCGAATCCACGGAAGGAACGGCGGTAGAATAGACGCCATTCCCGAATCGCGCTAGCGCCACTTGCGCGGGATCAATCACGCCGCGATCAAGGTAAGTAGCATCGGCCGTCGCACGCGTGGAATACGCTTCCGCGTCTTCCTTAGCGGTAGGCACTGACAAGGGTTCCCATTGAATCTTCAACGCAGCCGGGGGCATTCCACGAGTAGGCGCCGAACGCGATAGCGATAGCAGGGTAAGCGCTCGGATGATTGCAGGGTTTACCTTTTTCTGGCGGTACGTTCCGACCTTTGCCTGCCAAGATTTCGCGTCTAGTTCCCCGGTCGCGTTCATCCCTGCGGCCGAGCGGCCCATTAGGATCGAAACCGGGATACCTTCCGACGCGGCTGATAGGCGTTGCATGAACCTGTCAATCAGATCCGGAATACCGTTGAATTGCCGGCTGATTACTTCGTAGCCTTCCGAATCCGCGTCAACCATAATTGCCCGTGCCGCCGAGCGCGACATATCCAGCATTTCCATACGCTTCCGCAACGCCTGTTTTTCGTTGCTGACAAGCATCTGATACAAGCCTTTGACGCGAAACACGCCTTGCGACCCATCGCCTAGCATGATCCCGGCGGATTGCATCGCGGCGGAGAAGTCGCGCAGGATCGGATATGGCCGCATGAGAGCCGGGAGATCCCAACCCTGCAACGCCGCCGCTTTGATTGGGTCCGTTTGGATGGACCCAAACCGCACACAACGGCTTTCGTGCACGTCAAGAGACGTTGCGCCCGTGATACGTTGCGCGGTTACGCGGTATCGCTCCGGAGCTCCGAGCTTCGGGCCAAGTGTTTGATAATAGGAGAGCGTGAACGCGTACCGTCGATCGACAACTAGCGTCCACGGGATATCTTTAACGCGGTTAGGATTGAGCGGCTCGGACAACGGTTGTCCGTCGTCCGCGCCAATCACAATCAACGCACCGCCAAAGAGCCGCGCCAATTGGAGCCCTTGCGCCGTCTTGGTTTCTAGATCGTGTACGTCATTCGCCCAATCGCGCAAATCTTTTACTTGTTCCGCGTCTTCCGCGGTAGGGGTAAAAGGCGTTCTAAAGGCTTCATCGATCGGAGCATCTACGATCGTTGCAGCTAGATCGTTGCCGTAGTACAGATCCGAAAGCTCTTGAAAGCCTAGAAGCAAGTCCGGATAATAGTGCCCGGCTTGTAGCTTGTCTCTCCACGTACCGATTCCGGTTAGGTGGTTTTCCCAACCATCCGAGCGGGTCGCGCTCGCTAGGTTGGCCGCTGCTTCGGGCTTGGTTTTCCGGCTTGCCACGTCGGAAGGGTAGCAGCGCCGTGCCGTGTTACACTAGGGCCAAGATGGACCCGCACCCGTGGAGCCGGCAATCATACGACACTGATGAATCGTGGCCAATCTTCGAAGCGTACCGCGATCAACGGCCGCCACGGCGTGGTCTTCTCGTTATCTTCAAGGGGCGCGCGGTCAATCCGATCAAGGTCGCAGGGTGGTTTCGCGAGCACTTTTGGGAGCAACGGGTCGCGCTCTTTGACGCGTACCTCGACGATATCCGATTGAAAGAGCGCGAAAGCCTATTGCGCCAATCGGAGCGGGAGATCACTTCCGAGCATATGGAGATCCTAGCACACTCTCGAGAGATTGCGAGACGAGAGCTAGCTAAGCTTCTCGCAACCGTTGAAGAGAGCGCCGGGGAGGTTGTCCGCACGCGTGATCTAATCCGTCTCATGGACTACACCGTAAAGCTTGATCGCCTAGTGCGCGGTCAATCGACGGAAAACGTCCAAGAGAGCGGCCCCGATCTTTCCAAGCTATCGGATTCGGATCTAGCTGAAATTGAACGAAAGCTAAACGGCAATGAATAGCGCGCGTCTCTTGGCCATCGATCCCGGCGCTTGCACTGGTTGGGCCGTGTATGCGGTTGGAGAGCTCGTCGCTTGTGGCGTTACTGGCATCGATGCCGTAGATTGCCCGGCGGTGCGTGCTCTCGTCTCCATGCCGGGTATTGGTGAGCTTGTAATCGAACGTCCGCAAGTGTATCGCCCTAAGGAATCGAAGGGCGATCCTAATGATCTGATCAAGGTAGCGATTGAGGTAGGCCGATGGGTCGAACGCGCCAGCTTATCAGGCGCGCGCGTGCTCCAAACGTTGCCCAACGAATGGAAAGGACAAGTGCCGAAAGATGTACACCATAGGCGCGCGCTCGCCATTCTTTCGGATGACGAGCGCGCCGCGATTCCTTCGCTACCTAGGACGTACGCGCACAACGCTCTAGATGCAGTCGCGCTAGGCTTGTGGCGTCTAGGACGTCTCCGGCGTTAGTCCGTTCCGTACTGGACGATCGTAAATTCCTGGAAGCCGCTAATCGTGGTTTGGAACACGATACGGGAACCGGCCGCAACGATCTTACATTTGCCTTGATAGTCCGCGGCAGTAGTCGAATTCGCCAGCGACACGATCAAGCCGTGTCGGAGCCACGTCGCACCGCCGTCCGCGGACGAAAAGACTTCTAGTCCCTTGTGCCCGGTATTAGGCACGGCTTGATCGTTGACGATACCAAGAGCCCAAAGCCGGCCGTACCAGGCCAGGATTTGAACGAAAACGGTTCCCGGGCTTGTTGCTAGCGTCGTCCACGCGATGCCATCCGCGGAAGTCCAAAGCTTCGCAGTAGCGATTGCGTTGGCGTTGCTCGAAACGTCCGCGGTCCCGACGATCCAACGCGCGTTGGACGCATCCCACGCCGCGCGGAACATAGCGGCGGCACTCGGAGGGGAGCCGGCCACGCCATCCCACGTTGCATTGGCTGGGGCACCCCATGCGCCGCCGCTACGCACCGCCGTCTTAGACGGACCGAACGCGTATAGGGCGCCGCCGGGCTTGGTCGCGAGGAACCGATAAGTGCCCGACGCGAACGCGGTGCGTGCGCCCCAAATGCCCGGCGCTCCGAGCGTGTACCCGCTAGCGTCGAGCACTGCAACGACTGATGAAGCGTCCGTCGTCGCAACCATGTCCAGCCAACCGCCGGCGGTGGAAGCCGGAAAGGTCGCATCATATTGAACCGTTCGGGCGGCGTGGTCTTGGATGTACGCGATCGAACCTTGATTAGCCGGATTCGCAGATAGAAATAGCGTGTATGCGTTGCTCCCCGGAGAGTTAGACCACCAGCAAGTGATCGTGCACGTAGCTTTCGCGCTCGCGTTCGTTGCACCGATGACGTATCGCGCGGTATCGGGCGAGTACACGATCGGGCAGAGGTTGCCGCCGCTCGTTTCGTAGTCAATCAACAAGTGCGTGCGTTGGAAGTATTCAAAGAACGCATCGCAAGAGATATTCGCGCCGGCTTTCGCGCTCTTGATCGTCAGGGTTTGGAGCTCAATCAAACCCTGTTGGATCTGGTCACGATACCAATTTTCAAATTCGGCAATCGCGGGCGCGTCGGGCGTCCAACCATATTGCGTGAAATTCGAATCGGGCGTGACTTTCGTAGGTTGACCGCTCCATGGCGATGCGCCGGCCGCATAGTTCGTTGACTGCGCAGTGCGGGG